GCGGTTCTGAATGATATTGCAGCCGGTGATTTAGTTACTATTGGAAATACTTCACTCGGCACCCTCGATCTTAAAGTTCAAAACTTCAATTCAGCTAACATCGGAAGCAATTCTGTATTTTACATCACATTTGCTTCTAAAAATATCTTAAAGCAAAATTACTTAGCTAATACTACTATGAATGGCAACACTACCAATGTGTCACTTACGCGTCGTTGGGAATACTTTAACCTCGTTGATCATGCTCCTAGGCAGTCCGAATATGTCTCTAAATACGGAAATACAGCTGCAAACGATGGAATGCACATAGTAATTGAGGACAGAAGGGGCTTCATTACCGGAACTTCAGGTGCTATCTTAGAAAAGTTTGTCGACGTATCACGCGCTACTGATGCTAAGACTGCTGAAGGCGCTTCGTTATATTATAAAAACATCATCAATGATCAATCAGCTTGGGTGTGGTGGGCTAACGATCGAGCCGGATCTAATTCAGCCAATGTGTTGATGATTTCTACATCAACTAATGATAAGCCATTCACCGGAAACTTCTCTTTCGGTACAGATGGTTATAATCAGTCTGAATCTACAATCGATCTAGATCTTCTCGGTGAAGGTTATGATCTGTTCAAGGATAAAGAAGAAGTAGACGTTTCTCTTATTCTTCAGGGGCATCCAGCAGGTTCAGCAGTAAACACAATCAATGGTCAAAATGTTTCTGGGTTTGAACTAGCAAATTACATCATCGATAACATCACTGATATAAGAAAAGACTGCGTGCTATTTGCAACTCCACCGGATAGCTTGATCACTTCTAATCTAGTTACACCGTCGAACATGGCTACTTCTCTAGTAAATTGGGCAGGTGCTATTAATGATACCACATATGCAGTGATTGATTCTGGTTACAAATATCAGTACGATAAGTATAATGATCTTTATCGCTACGTTCCGCTCAATGGTGACATCGCTGGTCTCTGCGCTAGAACAGATCAAACAAATGACACATGGTGGTCACCTGCAGGTTTCAATCGTGGTAAGATCAAGAATGTTGTGAGACTTCGTTGGAATCCAGATCAGACTTCCAGAGATACACTTTATAAGAATTCAGTCAATCCGATTGTTTCTTTCCCAGCTGATGGACCAGTTCTCTTTGGTGATAAGACTGCTACAACTAAGACTTCTGCATTCTCAAATATCAATGTTCGTAGACTCTTTATTACTCTTGAGAAAGCAATCTCTAGAGCTGCTAGAAGCTATCTATTTGAATTTAATGATGAATTTACAAGATCACAATTCAAGAACCTTGTAGTTCCTTATCTGAGAGATGTCCAAGGTCGTCGTGGTATCACTGACTTCCTAGTGGTATGTGATGCTACAAATAACACACCCGAAGTCATTGATAGAAATGAATTTATCGGTGATATCTACATCAAACCGGCTCGCTCAATTAACTTCATCCAGCTAAACTTTGTGGCTGTTCGTACTGGGGTTGAATTTAGCGCAATTACCGGTTTCAGATAATACTCTGAAATTATTAAAGGAATAAAGCAATGGCTTTTAATATCAACAATTTTAGAAACCAGGGCATCATTTTAGGTGGTGCCCGACCTTCTCTTTTCCAAATAGAACTTGGTCAACTACCACCAGGTTTAGACACTAATGCTTCACAAAGATTTACCTTTACATGTAGAGGAGCTCAAATTCCACCTGCTATTATTGATTCAGTGGAAGTTCCATACTTTGGTAGAAAAGTAAAATTTGCTGGTGATAGAACATTCCCTGATTGGTCTGTTACAGTAATTAATGATGAAGATTATACAGTAAGAAACATGTTTGAGTCTTGGTCTTCATTAATGAATACTTACGTTTCAAACATCAAGGTTGCACCGTTTGACTCTTATAAAACTACTGCTAAAGTAACACATTTTGGTAAATCAGGGAATATCATTAAGGAATATACAGTGGATGGTATTTTCCCAACTTCAATTGATCCAATGGATCTAGATTGGGATGCCACAAACACTATCCAAACATTTGGTGTTACTTTTGCTTATGATTATTGGGTACCTTATGCATATGCCTCTGGTGTTATTTCCTCTTCACAACCAGCTAGCGGCAATCCAGGTTCTGTTTCTGGTGCTACCGGTGGTGGTGGTGGTGGTGGGATGGCTGGTTAAATAATAGAGGATTTGATCTTCTATTAAGGAAATAATATGCGCTTATTCGGCTTTGAATTTAAAAGACAAGTAGAAGCAGACGTGATTGCTCCGTCATTTGCCCCGAAAGAGGCTGATGACGGAGCACTTATTGTAGCCGCTGGTGGCGCTTATGGTACATATATTGATTTAGATGGTACTGTAAGAACAGAAGCGGAACTAGTAACAAAATACCGTGAAATGTCACTACAACCTGAAATTGATGCAGCCGTTGATGAAATAGTCAATGAATCAATTGATATTGGTGAAGATGAACTAGTACAAATAATACTAGATGATTTAGAAATATCCGATAAGACTAAAAAAGCTATACGTGAAGAATTTAAAAATGTTTTGAATATTTTAAACTTCAATAGTAAAGCATATGAAATTTTTCGCCGTTGGTATATTGATGGTAGATTATATTATCATGTTATTATTGACGATCAGGATACTAAATCCGGGATTAAAGAAGTTAGATATATTGATCCTAGAAAAATTAGAAAAGTTCGTGAAATAAATAAAAGAAGAGTGCCAGGTGGCATTGGAAATGAAGCGGTAATTCCCAAAGTACAAAATGAATACTTTATATTCAATGATAAAGGTTTCAATTACGGGAATAAAACTGCTGGTCCAACAACCACAGGCTTAAAGATAGCAAAGGATTCAATAGTTCATATTGTTTCTGGATTGACTGATACACAAGGAACTATGGTTCTTTCATATCTTCATAAAGCCATTAAACCACTCAATCAGCTTAGAACTTTGGAAGATGCTTTAGTTATCTATAGACTTGCACGTGCGCCAGAAAGAAGAATTTGGTATATTGACGTTGGTAATCTACCAAAGATGAAAGCAGAACAATACGTTCGAGATATCATGGTAAAGCACAAGAATAGATTGATTTATGACGGTGCAACTGGTGAAGTACGTGATGACCGTAAATTCATGACAATGCTTGAAGATTATTGGCTACCCAGAAGAGAAGGTGGTAAAGGTACTGAAGTAACCACACTTCCTGGTGGACAAACTTTAGGTGAAATGGATGACGTCTTATACTTCCAGAAAAAACTTTATGGTACTCTAAATGTACCCGTTAGTAGATTAAACTCAGATGCATTATTCTCTATCGGTAGAGCTACAGAAATAACCAGAGATGAAGTAAAATTTGCTAAATTTTTAACTAGACTTCGTGGCAGATTCTCTCAACTATTCATGGGTCTATTGGAAAAGCAACTTGTATTAAAGCAAGTAATGTCTATAGAAGATTGGTATAATATTTCATCCGACATTAAATTTGATTTTTCTAAAGATAATTACTTTATGGAACTAAAAGACTCTGAAATCATCCAAAATAGAGTTCAACTTATTTCTCAGCTTGATGGTGCTAATCTCATTGGTAAATATTACTCAAATGAATGGGTAAGAAAGAATATCCTCAAGCAATCAGATGATATGATTGAAGAAATGGATGAGGAAATGGATGAGGAGTCTAAGGATCCTAGATGGAATATGGAAATGATGTCACCAACTGGTGGTGAAATGCCAGGATCCGATCCAAGTGTTTCTGGACTACCGCAAAAAGAAGATGAAGATCCAGAAGATGACCAAGCAAAAAAGGTTGTAGATGCACAAAAGACATATGATCGTTTGAGCAAAATGAAAAAAAGAACTATACAAGATGAATCTAAATACCGATCAGCAGCGCTGATACTTGCTAAAAATAAAGGGAATTAAGTGAATGACTGAATATACTATTACAGATTTAATAGCATTTAGCTCTCAACAGAGACCAGCGGAATTTGAAGCAGCATTTAACAACGTTATTGCTTCAAGACTAGAAACCGCTATAAATGATAGAAAAATAGAAGTGGCTCAAAGAATGTTTAATAGAGTCGATCAAGAAGAAATAGATATAGAGGACACGGAAGATGGCGAAATCACTTAATGACATTTTAAGAGGCGTCAAGGCTTCTAAAGTAGTCCCAGGTTCAACTGGCACCGATCCAGGTGTAGATTATGCACCAAAAGCTAAAGTAGAACAAGACTTTGTTGCTAAGCACAAAACCGAAAAGCATGAAGATCGAGTAGGCAACAAGGATGATGTCTACAAAGGTAAAACTGAATATGTTTTAGATAAAGCATCAGAAAGTCGTCATGGCTATAAAAAGGATGACGCTGAAAAAGTCTATGAGTCATTTCAAGAACTTGAAGAAGCTACAGCCAAGCAAATTAATGATAGATTAGATTCACTTGTTGCTGCCAAAAAAGCAGAAAAAGCAGGTGATAAAAAAGCTAAGTATGGACATTTAGCTGACTATCACACTAAATATGCAACACATGTAAAAAAGAGTGCTGATGTAGCACATCACAAATCCCAAGCTGAAAAATACAGATCAGCATCA